GATTCGGTTTTTCTGTCTGCTCGTTCTTGTAGTTTCTATCGTACTTTTCTCTTGCGTTTCTGAAGTATGTCATTCTGCTTCACCGTCCTTCACATATTCCTTTGGAACATAGACCTCGCAGATGTTTGTGCCGACATCACCGCTATATCCTTCGTAATTCCGAATCAGATTTCTTGCACCTTTTGCATCGTTCTCTGTACGGAAGATAATCAATGTGCCATGCGGATATTCTGGTCTGAATCCAACGAAACCTTCCAAAGTGCTAATCCAATTGACAAACCTTTTCACTCGTCTGTTTGGTCTGATTGGCAAGTTCGGGATCGCAACCGTATAGCACACTACTTCATCTTCTCGTTTTTCTCCGAATCTCATCGGATTCCAGTATTTGTTTTCTTTCATTTTCTTCTCTCATCTTTCTCAAATATTTAATTTGATCTTCGTCTTCTCGTCTTCGCTCTTCCTCATCTGGTGCTGCGCTTGCTATCATGCAAAACCCTATAAATGCTAAAAAACCGATTATTACAATTACTATGATTGCTACAATCATTTTTTCTCCTGGTTCTGATTCATCTCTTTAAATGTCACCGTCCAACCGTCTTCGGATTGCTCAAACATCCAGTCAACCATCTGTTGCTTTTCAGACGGATAGAATGTCATCTGAATATCTTTCCGACCATATTTGTGTGCGTTTACGACATATTTGTGTGCGTTTACGAAATAAAACATTTACATACTCCCTGTCTTATTGATTGAAACTCTGTATCCAGCGTCCACGCATTTTCTTGCCAGTTTCTCGACCTTACGCCATCCGGCATCAGTCCGTGGATATGACTTGGAATGAGTAATCCCATCACCGTGACCATCACACTCAAAACTGTTCCACCAATGGATACAGTACCTCTGACCTTTTATGTCATCGGATGATAGGAAATGACTTTTACGCTCTTCCCATTCACTTGCCAAAGTCTTCTTATTCCTAACCATTTTTGTCTCCTATATATGCAAAACCGCCCTGTCCGTGATTGTGTCTATTCTGAAAAAATACCCTGTAAAAAAATTGCGTATGCAATGATTTTCCTTTCTCATTGCAAAATTGATAGTTAGTTTGGACAGGACGGTAATTGCTAAAGTTGTAATTCCAGACCTTTGTCTGCCACATGAACCATGACATTTGGAATTGCCTTGCATACCGCAATCTGGCACTCGACAGGATCTGCGTTAATCTTTGACAGATGACACAGAATGATATGTCGGAGACTGTCAGTAGCATTTGCCTTTAGGAAGTCGATGCAAGTTTCCAGAGACATATGACCTCGATAGATATGGTTCAGATTCTCGGATTCCATGTCTACCAGTTCATCTTGGAAATTGCACTCACAGATGATGTAATCGACCTCAAACTTCTTGAAGTTGTATCTGACATATTCGGCATCCGTGATATACAGAAGCGTCTTACCATCGCAGCGAATCATCATCCCACGATTGTCTGTACCGTCATGTGGCACTTCAAATGTATGGATGATAAAATCTCCCATGCAATATGCTTCAATGCCTTCATCGCCTAAATACGGTCTTTCAATGCGTATTCCAGACATCCATAACTCTTCGTGTGTTTTGGCATTAATGTGATCTGAGTGACCGTGTGAAATCACACATCCGGCAATGTTCATGACATTCCATCCGATTGCCTTTTTGATTTCCTTAATCGGCACTCCGCAGTCTAGAATTAACATCTGTCCAGAATCGGATGTTAGGATGTAACAGTTTCCAGATGATCCAGAACCTATTATCTTTAACTTCATGGCTGTCTGCTCCTTTTTCTTTTTGGGGATTTTTTGTGATAAAACAATCCGTTTCTCAATTCGACTTCTTTGTGCCATGCAGTTTTTAGTTCAGTCTGTTCTGCCTTGGCTTTTTGATACTTTTCGCAAGTGTCATGGCATCCTAATTGCCTGTCTGGACAATCCTTGCATGGAAATTCAACTCTCACTCTCCACTACCTCTACATCTATCGGAAACTCTTCTGTATTGGCTTCTTCCGCAATTTCGTTTTTGGAAATCTCTCGCACATCTGTTTCGATTTCCAAACCAGAATCCATTGCTTCTGCAAGCTTGGCATCCATGTCCAGAGTGAGTGATTTGCACAGTCTCCGAAGTACGGTCTTCTTAGCCATTTCACTCCAGTAGGAATTCCAAGCTGGACTATTCTTAGCCTTGGAAGACTTACGGCATTGCTCTACATCTGCCTTGGACATGACCTCGTATACGATGCCACCATCCATGTACTGACATACTGCGAAGACTCCGATGATCTCGTTTCCGTTAAAAGGCATTGCCTTGTAATTGATAGTAGGTTCACCATTCACGATGGACTCTTCAAAGTCATCACCCTGTCTAACGCACTTGGCATAGATGGACTTAATCGGTCTGGTGCTATACTTCTGAGCCAGTTTTGCCATACCCTTATAGCTAGGCATGAAGTTCAGCGTCTTGCCATAAGGCACGAGATACATCTCTTGATTAAGAGCATCCAGTCCAAGGTAAGCACCACGGATCAGTCCGTTCTTAATCTGTGCAGTTCCGTTTTCCTTCGCAAACTTGGCAAGTACCTCATTGCCATTCAGTAGCGCAACCGAATTCTGTACGAACCTTGGAATATTGAAGTCTGCCGGAAGTGCTTCTCTCTGTTCATTTAAGGCAATCGTCAACGATCCGCTGAACGTGTCTTTTGTAGCTACTTCATTCTTTTTTGCCATATATATTTCTCCTTTCTGGTAACTTAATAACCTTGCAGTTACGTTTTCCTTATTTAATGGTCAGTTCAGCATCATCCGTGACGATTAACTTCACCACCTGGCATTCCATATCTGGGAAGTTCCCATCGGAGATTGCTTCGGCATTGTCTACAAATACTGGCACAGACACATCGAATTCCTTCTGGAGTGTTTTGATAATCTGCAAGCCAGAGATGATTCGATGTCCGTTATTCAGACTAGAGTACGGAACACCACCTACTGTCAGTTCGCAGCACTCACGCATACCGCCATTGATCTGCATTTCAAACAGTTTCCAGTTGATACCATCAAACTTGGCATCGATTAAGGATGAAACCTTCTCCATCTTCGCTCTGGTGAATTCCTCAAGCTGATAAAGCATCTTTTCTGCGTCAGCCACCATCTGTGCCACCTCAAGCTGTTCCGCTCGTAATTCCTCGATTCTGGCATCGATAGCCTTGTTCTGCTCTGCCTTATGCAGTTCGGAATCCAGAGAAGCAATCTGATTGCGGATTTCTGTTTCCTCGTGATCCAGAGCATATTTGTCATACGGCATCGGCTGAGACAGTAACTCCTGTCTTGCATCGATGGATTTCTGGAGTTTATTCCACTCATCGATGGTATTCGGTTCTGCGTCTGCCGGAATTGCTTTCAGAGTTTTTTCAAGCTTTAACAGTTCGGTTTCCAGAACATCGACAGACTTCTGTGTTTCCTCGATTTCCTTGGAGTTTTTGGAAATCCTGTCCTCAGCAGACTGCTTCTGTACATTGAGATTTTTACCAGTTTCCTTGATAGCTTTCAGTTCATTGGCTTTCCACTCTTCAAAGTCTGCTTCTGCGTGTTCTAAGGCTGATTTAGGCATCTTCTGACCACAGGTAGGACAAACATCGTCTGTACCATCAAAGCGTCTTTGAACCACACGGGCATACTTTCTGTTGAGTTCCACACCGTCTGCATTGATCTTTTCCAGAAGTGCCTTATCTGCAATTATCTGACCTTCCAGAATGCGAATATCCGTCCTCTGTGCCATGAGTGTAGATTTCTTATCCTCTATGTCCTTATTGACCTTTTCTCTACGTTTCTGGTTCGCAGAATTGTGTTCCTTCTCGACCTGTGCCTGTTCAAACTTGAGTTCCATAATCTGAGATTCAATCTCACGATTGTCTGAAATCTTGTTTTCCAGTTCCTCGTATTTCTTCTGGATAGATTTCAGCTTGTCATCGCATTCAGCCTTGGCTTTTCCCAGAGAAGCTACATCTACAACTACCTTCTGTTTGGAAACTTCATCGATACGGACAGGAAGTTCTGCCTGTTTCTTCTTCCATTCCTTGACACCCTTGGCGTACTTTGCACGAACATCTTCCAGAGAATCAGCCTTTTCCAAGTCTGGAATGATTTCCTCATATCCACATTCCTTGGCAATCTCGATATCGGAGACATCCGGCAGCATCTTCATAAGGATTGCTCTCTGCTCTTGCCATTTCATAGTCGGGAAGAACATCGGATTGGTCAGCATCTTAAACAGATCCTCGTCAACGATTCCAGAGATAAATGACTGGTAATCCTTTGCTGATTTCGGGAATCCATCGATTTCAAATTCATTTTTATTTCCCTGGAGTTCTGCTACATCAGACCCACGTTTCTTTACCCAGTTTTCTTTCTGGACTTTTTTAATCGTGACTTCCTTGCCATCGATATCCATGATTGCCATAACCATGATTTCTGTGTTGTGAATCTTGTTGCCATCTGCATCCAAGGTGCGGATATCAAACTTGGAGTTTCCAAGGGAATCCTTGTCGAATAAGAGCCATGTCAAGGCATCAAAGACTGTAGTCTTGCCTGTTGCATTCGCTCCGCAGATTTCGGTCACATCATTAAAGGCAATTGTCATCTTCTGAATGCCTTTGAAATTCTCGATTGTGATAGATTTGATTTTCATTGACTTAAACATTCCTTTCTTTTAAAATATTCGTGTGATATATTTGTTTGAGAGCCTTGACATTCTCCTTTCTGGTCATGGCTCTCGTCTTATTTCCAGATGGTTTTGATGTTTCCATATCTCTTGTTCTTAATGCGGAAGAAATCATTGTTGGACTCAATCACTTCCCATTCTCTCCAGAGAAGATGTTTCTTACTCATCAATTCCTTTTCATCCCGGAATGGCTTTCTTCCCTGTTTCATGATTCTCTCCTAAAAATATGGATCATCTTGTAATCTTCCTGTGCATCCAGAAGCTCATCGACCTCATCCTTTTCGCCAACCACGAAACTCCAGTTATTGATAAGCATGAACAACATATAGCCAAGGGAGATATACATCAGTACCCACCAGCCGTTGATTGTTGTGACAATCATGACGAACAGAGCGAACAATACGGATGAAATCAGAATTGTGTTTTTGTGCTTTCTCAGCTTTTTGATTGCCATCATCTTCTCTCCTTAATCAATCGATAAACTCCATACTTACCAGTTCCATCCGCTTTCCGAACCATCTCGCAATCGATGATGTGTCCGGCTTTCCGCAATCTGAGGATTACATCGGATAAGCGGTACTCGTTAAACTTCTCGACCGCAATTGCGTTTGTAATTGGACGATATCTCATCCAGTCCAAAATCCTATCGGTCTTTGTCATTTTTAACTGTGTCATTTGGTTCTCCTTTCTTTTATCTCACCCACCTAGTGAACGGCACGAGCCAAAACAATGTAGCAAGGCAACACGACAACAATTTTTTGCATAAGAGAGAGATTTCTATGATGCTCATGCCGTTGATTAGATAGGCGAGAATGTGATATAAATTGTTATGATCCAATAATGTCTGTTAAGTCGGATTCCAAGGCTTTTGAGATTGCCAGTAACTTGTCGATTTTAGGCGTATAACCTTTATCGTTTGGATTGTCGCTATAAAGCGTCTTTTTCCATTCAGATAATGTAGCCGGAGCGACACCAGATGCGTTTGCAACCTGTGCGTCTGTCATTCCCTTGGAATCTCGGATACGCTCGTAATTCTCGTAATACAAAATGTAGACCCCCTTCCTTCAATATCTAGTGGCTTGTAAAATTAAGAAATCTTGATATAATATAAGTGCTACCAATATAACCATATCAATTATCCCTTATTTTTTACATCCGAAAATCAAGTTTTCTTGACTACAAGATGTATCTTACAAGGGTTTCTTGATAATGTCAATAAGGAAATCAAGTTTTCTTGATGTTTGTGAAATATGTCTTATTCTGTATATGAAAAATTATGCAAATTGAATAATGTAAAAACGGCAGAAGTAGCCAGGGCAACAGGGATACATCCGCAGACTTTTTCTGACTGGAAAAAGGGAAAATACACTCCAAAACAAGACAAGCTCCAGAAAATTGCGGATTATTTCAAAGTGTCATTAAATTATTTAACAGATGGAGAAATGCCAGAATCAGATACTTACTATCTCGATAGCGACACAAAGGATATGGTGGAATTCTTGTTCAGTAATCCAGAATACCGAACCTTGTTCGACACTTACAGAACAGTAAAGCCGGAAGATATTAACTTCATCAAGGAAATGATTGAAAGAATGGGGAGAGAATGAAGATAGGATTAGACACCAAAGTATTACTCGTCAACTTACCTACAGCAATAAAAGGATACACAGTTCCAAGTCGAGATGGACAGTTCTACACCATTGTCATTAATTCCAGACTGGACAGAGAAACACAAGAAAGCACTTACGACCATGAATGCAATCATATTTTGAATGGAGATTTTGAAAAGAAATTGCCATCAGACATTATTGAATTTTACGCACACAAGGCCGTATAACGTAAAAAACCCCTAGCCGTAATGACTAGGGGTAATTTATTACAGATACTTATTCAGATACTTCTGGAATGCCGTGACGGTCTGCTTGCCCATATATCCGTCAGCAGTTACGCCTAATTTCTTTTGCAAATACTTGATGGTTGTCTGACCACACAGTCCATCCTGTGCTACGCCTACCCATTTCTGGATAGCCTTGATTAGCTGACTTCCACCTTTGTAATTTGAATCCAGAAATTGCCAACTGGATGACGAACAAGCCGACATATACTTCTTATACTTGGCAATCTGCTTTGAGACAATGCCATCCACAGGCGTTTTAAACACCTTCTGCGCTGCTTTTGTAGTTGCCTTGCCCCACACTCCGTCTACGCTGATTTTGTTCGATTTTGAAGGCGTGGGAGTGCTAGACGATGGCTTCTGTGTTGTACTGGAAGTAGTTCCAGAGGAAACCGCAGTCTTGCCAGTCAATTCAGAATAAAGCCTTTTCCACTCGGCATTGTTTGTACCTGTCATTCTTGCCGGACATGGCTTTCCATTGACATCCCAATGTCTGATAATCGTCTTGGCATTCGGACACTCGGACTGAATATAAGCAATCAATGTCTTAATCGCAGCCACCTGTGCGCCAGACGGATACTGGCTCTTTACATCGCACATTTCGATGCTGACCGAATTCGTATTCGTGCATTTTTTGTAATAACTTCCAGCACCATTTGACTGAGTGAAGAAACCGCCAACAGACCATGCAATTCTGCCCATCTTGATGGACTGGTAAACCGCACCAGACCTGTCTACGAACCAATGACATCCGGCAGACCTCGTGTTACTGTTCTTGAAGAAATTGCAGTTCGCAAGTGCCGTATCGTTGTCATTTCCAGTATAGTGAATGACGATATATTTTACGCTACTTAATGCTCTTGTACCACCGTAGCTGATTGATTTTGCTGGAATATACGGATATGCCATCTTACTCACCGTCCTTCTTTGGTGCTTCGTATGTCATTGCGAGTTCTGAATCACCGATACCATGTGTGGTCTGGTCTGTTACAATTCCAAGTGTTGCCAGAATCGCAAATACGACATCCACGATTGCCAGAACCTTACCCTGTGTCTCGGCAAAATCTACCGTGATTCCAAACAGAGACAACACAAGCTGAACCAGAAGGAACAATGACGGAATGATTGTCGCCCAGAAGATTTTGTTCTTGATTCGCACTTTCCAATTGATGTTCATAATAAACACTTCCTTTCTTTAAATAAAAAGGACGGTCATTTGACCGCCCCATTGATTATTTAATTATTACTCGACTTCGCCTTCTACTTTTTCCACCTGGCTGTTTTGCCATTCTTCCAGATCCTTGTCGTGCTGATTCTTAGCTAAAGATTTTACTTCCATGAAAATACCGCCCATAACCTCTTCAACAAGACAGGACGGTAAATTGGAGTTATTTACCAGATTAATAAGACTGGACTTGAATTCCTCTTTTGCTACGGATAATGGTTTATTCATTTTCATTCTCCCCATGAGTATAACATTGACTAGCATATCCCATGCCATCATTTGTAAGAATTACGGCAGAATGCATTGGAAGTTGGCTTTTTGCTGCGTATGATAAAATTGTATGATATTTACTCTCGGCATCTCGCTGATCCTCATACGAATTAACAATAGTGCCAATAGATCCATCAGTATTTGTTTGAATTTCTATTACTATATACATACTTCTTCTCCCTTATTACACTCCTATCACCTTTCTTAAAACCCAATAACCAGAATTACCTTTATTATTACCGTTATAACCAACTATTTTATCGTTATACACCTTAACGTATTTGCATCCCCACTTAGTACCATTGCCTGTTCCTTCCGCACTTGTTGATGCATCTGTTGTACACATTGGAATAGCCACACCAGTACCATTAGCATTGGCAACTTGCCATTTGGGAATAAAATAATAAATCCAATCGTAATCTTTAGCAGCACCGCTAACATAGGCAGACCATGCCAATACTATACCATGTGGTTGTGCGGAAACCGTTCTGCTCAAATTAGCAGTATGAGTTGCTGTCATATAGATACCGCCAGTCCATAAAACATCATTATAACCATATTTACGATTATTAATTTTAAAATTTGTTGCATCTAGGTTGCAATTTGTTACGTCTATATCAAAATTAAGTCCATAAACAAGAACAGAAGCACTTCGTGTACTTTCTGGATCATCTTCTTGGCCTAACTTTAAATATGGTTTATTGGCATCTCCATTTAACACAGTACTAATTACGGAATTACCCAACATATCTATGTATGACTGAGCGTATATATCGTTATTGCTACCAAATACTACCTTGCCATACATATTTAATATCGAGTAATCATATAAAGAGTTATTGGTAGAATTATTCAACATCTGTTTGAATGAAAATTCGGAACCATAAGTTGAATTCGGAGCTAATGTTATATACCTATCATCTTCGCTATCAGATTTTCCCAAAACAACAGTATCACCATAACTAGCCAATACAGTTGTGTTTTTACGAATCTTCATGCCAGCGGAATCGATTAGCGTATTGTATTTGTTGGCAGCCACAGTACCTAGTGTAATAGTATCTCCAATCGTTGCCGTAACTGTTCCAGAATCATTTCGCATAGTTATGCCACTAGAAGATAATGTCATGCGGTTTACCGTAGCTGTTCCAGCACTATTTTTACCTGCTAAGTGCATACCAGTTCCAGTTAATTGAACGTGATTACCAGCAGCCAAACCAAGAACCAAAGCGCCAGTAGAATTCATAGTGACTAGCTCATTACCCCCACTATACATTTTCAACGAATTACTCGTGATGCCAACATAATCTGTTCCAGAAGTGCCAGAAGCATGGACCTTGATTCCTGAGCTATCAGCCGTGATATAATTCGTTGCCGTTTTAGCGGCATCTGAAATATCAGCATCCACATCTTCTGGAGCAGGTGTCCAAGTGGTGGCTTTATTGCCCTCTTCAATTTGAAAACCGCACATTTCTACCGAACCGATATTTTGATATCTCATCTCAAAGTACACAACTTTTTGTGTACCAGTCGATGTTGGCGTAAAAGTACGTGAATATCTCTGCCATTCTGCGGTTGGCGTAAACTGATATGCAGTAACGCCATAAGATGTTTGATCTTGTGACGTTATTTGGCATTGATTTGCCGTTCCTGAAGCGACACGAATATATACTGATTGCGTATATGTTTTTCCTGCTTCAAATGTCATTTTTGCGGTATTTGGCGTATTATAAAATGCCAATCCATGCCAACGTGTACCCGAAGTCGTACAATCTAGTTTTATGCCATAAGTTATTCCTTTTGAAGGTGGATCGGAGATACTAACAAAAGTCGCAGTTCCATCACTAGCTAAAGTAGAATTAGAACTCCAATATCTATTAGCCTCTGAGGCCACTTTGGTTAAGCTAGGAGCGTTTGTATCAAGAAGTAAATTCCTTCCGCCAATCTGGATGTTGCTGTTCAGTACTTGAGACTGCGCATCTTCATCCATCTTCCCAACGGTAATACTATGAGCAGCAATCTTATCTGCCGTTACGCTATTGGCATATATCGCACCACCATCAATATATGTGTTATCCGTTTCGTTACACCACTTGGATGTGTAAGTCGCATTGTCAATTGACCGAACCGCTGAAAAATTTACGCTGTCATCAGCAAAGGTATATCTCTCACAAGTGTAGAAATAACATCCTTTTTTGGGTTGTGGCATCACATATTCCCAAGCGTTGTCTGTGCTTGCCGATGTTCCAATCGTTGTTGATGAAGTCGGTTTGCTTGGTGCGCCAGTAGTGGTTTTTCGATAATAAACAGATACCGTTGCTTTAATTGCATCGGTTTTCGTGGCGGCTGCACTAGCCAATGTATTTGCTGTGTTTGCAGTTGATAATGCAGTGGTCAAAGCACTGTCATACACCGCTGTCGAATAGGTTGTTGTCGCACTGCCCGATACAGGAGTCTTCGTTGTTGCAACCCTCGTCCAGATGTATTTACCACTTGACCATGTGGGGACAGAATCGCCCCAAGACCCACCAGTTGCAGATGATGACGAAGTTGATAAATAATACTGGTCTTTTGTTGTGACATTGCCTATGGCTGCTGTTTTATCCGCTTTGCCACTTACACCAGTAGTGACTGCATTTGATACATCCGATGCTGTCTGAAATCCGCTGTCGTTCGTCAGATCAGATACCTTTGTAGGCATACCGCCAATCGTGACAGAATTGGTCAATGTAACATCACCCGATATTTCTATCTTGTCCGCAACCTGATCATTATCACTGTCATACCATTTAATGTATGTAGAATTGTTGCCGATGGTCTGAGGTCTGGACGAATCAAATACGATACTCTCACCAAATGTTGATACAAGGTGACCTTGATTGTCATATATTTTAAGTCCATCATTAGCCAGAAGAACCTTATATCCTTGGTTGTCTTTAATTACCCAAAGTCCTTGATCCGTCAACGCAAGATGACTTGATATGTAATTCGTAACTGCTTCATCTACTCCAGTTAATTCATAATATCCTTTTGTTTGCGGATTACCTGTTGGATTCGTAACAACTGTATATGAATAGTTCGGAGAAGTTCCAGACCTTGTGAAATAATATTTTCCTGGTACAACCGATGTGTCTGTTGTAAGTGCATATGTACCATGTTCTGCAATCCAGTTCAAAACATTGAATACATCTTCAATTGTCGATAACTGGGTTAATGCATTGTTTGCACTTGCATTTGCTTGAATTGCACTTGCCTGTGCCTGTCCTGCACTTGTTTGCGCAGCACTTGCAGCATTGGCAGCATCATCTGCATGATTCCAAGCGGTTTCAGCAGCATCATGGGCATCATCTGCCCAATTCCATGCAGTCTCCGCAGCTTCTTTAGCGTCATCCGCTGACGCTTGTGCTTCTCCGGCTAACTGTTGAGCCGTTTTCGCCATCCCAGCAATTACATTTGTTGATGATAATGCATAGGACAATTGACTTTCTGTCGAGTTCGCATTTTCGCTTGCGTATTCAACACCTTCTGCCGTAAACGTATCTCTTAAAGCAGTAATGCCAGACAATCTCCTATCGAGGACTGGAAACCTTACAACCTTCTTGCTTGTTGTTATTGAAAATACATCACCCAATTCCAAACCCATATAAGGGGGAAACGAAACAACGGATGGTGTGAACGACAAATCATCAATTCTTGAAAGTATATTATTTGCAATTGTTGTCAGTTCCGTATCTGTCTTTCCGTATGTAAATAAATTATTCTGGAAAAAAATTGCACTTCCAGAATTGTCACCTACCGTTACGGACTGCTCGACTTCTTGCTCATAACTACCACTTTCGTCTTCAATAGTTTCTGTTATTGTCTGCGATATTGTTACGCTTGAATAAGCAGATGTTTCATATTCTTCAAAAGCAAAACTGCCTTGAACATATGAATTGTCTGCTATTGTGTAATCAACAGTATTTTTTGGCGAAACATAGTCAAAATTTCCATCATTGTCAATGTATCCCCACACAGTATTCAATGATAAGATATTTCCAATAATTGCAGAACCGCTGAGAGTGCTTACGTTCTTCTTGGAAATAGACATTGAATCGTTCTGGAGCGTTACACTTTTTTGCGTAATTCCAATCTCGTTAAAGAACGAATCTCTGAAAGACTTTAATGTCATCGGGAATGTTAATGATTCGTACCACGAAGTGTAATTGTTGGTCAAAACAACATATAGCATATCGTAGCATTCCAGATTTCTTGAAATTCCATCTGCGGTTAATTTGTCAGACAACACATAAAACTCGCCAATATTACGTGTGTAAGTTTCCCCATCATATTCCACAGACATTGACACGTTTACTGTTAGTCCAGCATATCTATCTCCGCTATCAAAGACTTGTACCTTAAATGATGATGCGTAAACATTTCCAAACAAAGATGACTGGTCTGCAATCGTTTGTTCTAATGTCATGGACTCAGAAACAATACTGCTGTTGGTAAGTATAGTTCCATCTGAAAACTCTAGCCGTAAATTCTTTTGTGTTCCACTTTGCCATGCCACGTGTTCCGCTTGCGTAATTGAAGCCATTCCATCACCACCTTAATACTCAATCAGTTCGACAGTAACTGGATTGTAAAGAATCTTAGTTCCTTTAATCATGTATATCGAATATTCAACATCCGGCACATAAAAGCTACCAGTCTTGTAGCTATCTAAATCTGGGCAGTAATATGTGACCGAAACCTTCTTCTCCAGAGTGTTGCTATAGTTATTCCGAAGTAATGCCATGAATGTTGCAAAATCACTATTCCACATCGGTTTAGTCTCAAAGCTAATCGTTGTAGCCGTATGACTTAAAGTGTTTCTGTGCAGATTTCCGTTCGCATCACGATAAGGATCTAAATCCTGTCTCCTGTTTGGAACAACCTTATAACTGTCTGCTTTAATGTATTTTAGGGGCACATTTGTGCCCCCAAATTTTAATAGTGAACCGTTAAATGCCATAGTCTTTCACCTCTTAAAACGAAAAGGCTGACTTGCCAGTTCTGTTTGTATAGTTTCTATTCTCACTTCTGACCGCATCGAAAACATCTCTCGATGAAATTCCAGTCTCTTTTGCGAGAATCTGTCTTAAAAGCTCGTTCTGTTGAGCAAGCAATGCGTTCTGACTAGATACTGCACTTGCAACCCCGTTTGCAACTGAGCTAACGATTTGCGAGTTGTTCATGACTGCGGTATGCCCACCGATTGTTCCCACTAATTCCGGGCCAGACTCCCTTGCGAGGAACATCTGACCATAAGTCGGAAGTCCACCGCTTGCATAGGCTTGAATCGGTTTCCAACCAGATGCCGTAAGAACGCCACCAGACTCTCGACCAGTTACTCTAGCAGCAACATCAATTACTGCATTTCTCACCGCAGAACCAAGCGAATAACTTGTTAATCTTGCCTTAAATGCAATAGAATTCCAAGCATCTCCACCATTAATCCATTGATTAGTTCTAAACCAATCCCACAGTTTTGCCTTAAACGGAACAGAGTTCCATGAATCTCCGCCATTCAGCCATTTTTTATCCCTGTACCAAGTATACAGATTTGCCCAGAAATCAATCGAATTGTAAGTTTTTCCGCCCTTCTGCCATTTTTGATCCCGATGCCAAGTATACAGATTTGCCCAGAAATTGATGGAGTTCATATCCTTACCACCGTTAATCCATGATTTATTTCTAAACCATGTAGTCAGTTCTGCTGCAAACGGAATTGAACCAGCCGTACCATTACTACTAAGTTTAGGACTGATTGTTATTTTTCTGTCTCCAAGGTCTGTCGTACCCTTATCGCTCTTGCCAAAGATTTGTTCTTTTACCCAGGTGATAAAGCTACCAAATGGAGTAATTAATGACAGAACAATCTTTGAAATCGATACCTTTCTATCCCCCAAACTTGTTGTTCCAGAATCGTTCGTGCCAAAGATTTGTTCTTTTAGCCATGCAACAATTCCAATAAACGGACTTGATAAAACAAGAATTATTCTTGCAATACTTGCCTTCCTGTCTCCTAAGTCTGTTGTGCCAGTATCATTCGTGCCGAAAATCTTTTCTTTCAGCAATTCCTTAAAACTTGTCCACTTGTCCTTAATCCAATCAATACCAACATTGAATCGGGCAGTAACATCAGATACAGTTGCACTCCATGTCTCAGACCACGTTCCAGAACCAAGACCACCAGTTATCTCAGACCAAGTTTCTTTGATCCAGCCTTTGAGTGTTTGCCATTTGTCTTTAATCCATTGGATTCCTGTCTTGATTGAAAACCACGCAGTATGATCCAGTTCTACCGTGTATGACAAGTCTGCATTCTTGCGAACGATACCCATACTGCCAAGACCACCTTCGTAAATCTTGTCGATGGCTTCATTCTTAGCCATTGGGTTGTTGTTCTCGTCATACAGTTTGTCTAATATTTTTCTAAATACGATATTCGCAACAATAGCAAACGCAACAGGAAGTGCGAATGTGGCTAAAGCACCGCCAACCGTGGCTGCACCAGTACCTTCTAGCAAGGCAAGTCCAAGTGCATTCGTAATGATTCCATTTGAACCAATAAGTTCCGCTAAGAGCTTGCCTGTGCCAAGAGCAGACGCTTCTGCAAAAGATAATCCAGTAATCTTTGCCGTGATTGCGATACCGATATCTTTGAAGAGCAATCCGATTGCATCCCTGGCAAGGTTAAAGACACCGTAACCTAGTACCCATTTGCCAATCTTTGTAATGGTGATGATTCCAATAAGGATAGCAATGTCCTCGATGGTAATTTCAGACAAGAAGTCCTTGATAGCCTTGAATACTTCTTCCTTGTTTTCCCAAAGATATTCAACAAACGATGTGAAAGCATCCTTAATTCCTTGCATCCATTTATGGAATGCAGAGCCAGCCATCGTCCAGTCGATATTCTCAACTGTTTCAACAAAGAATGATGCCAGATTTGTTCCAAATGTACTGAAATCAAATTCCTCTGCAAATGAATCGAAGAAGTTCAATGCAGTATTGATTGCTCCGGCAACCGTTCTTCCAAGAGAAGCGAATACGTTGTGTTCTGGATCACCAGAGAAAAGTCCGTTCAAGAAACTAGCAAGTCCAGTACCGAAATTTCTGGCTTTCTCATAAATGGAATCCCAATCAATATTATCTAATACATTCTGCAACGATGTGCTGATGTATTGACCAAGGTCATAAAGATTGTCAATACTGCTCTCAAAAAGGCTTTCCGTTTTCTGGAGATTTACGGCAATATCATTTGTGCTACCAGCACCACCGCCACCACCGCCAGAGCCAGAACCGCCACCGCCACCACCACTTCCACCAGAACCACCGCCAGTTTCTGTAGTAGTCAGTACGTTCAGTTTGTCGAATCCTTGTAGCTGTTGCTTTAATTCTTTTACTTTGTCGGCAGCGTCACCTGCATTGTCACCTGCACCGCCAAGTGCATCTCCAAGACCTGTTGCAGCGTCTTCTGCTTCACTAAGGTCTGTATCAAGACCGCCACCGCTTATATCAACAGTCCAACCGAAAATCTTGCCTAATGCATTAAGCACCTTCTTCGCAAACTCGATTACTCTCGACAGGAATTGATTGAATGCAATCAAGGCTGGCTTTAATGCTTGGATTAAACCTTGACCAACAACCGCTCCTAATGCCTGGAATTGCTGTTTGAGGACTCGGACTTGGTTAGCCCATGTCAATTTGTTATCGTAAAGGCTTTTTATCCTCTACTTCTTATGGTTTCCCATAAGTTCGGCATATATCATCAACCATAAAAATAAGACGCATTTCTGCGTCCTATGGTTGTCGGATACTCGTGGATGGATTATATTTATTCACCATCTATGCTCTACAGTGTCTATCAGCCTATTCGCAATCTGATAGCTTACCTCGGTATCAACTTATTGACTTATCCATTTGAATCCGTATGCTGTCCTGTCTGGTTTATCAACTACTTTATGTATTGCTTTGTAGCTAACTCCCAACTCTCTACCAGCATCTGCGATTCTATCATACACTTTGATAACTTCGTTTGTTTCTATATTTACTTGTGCAACCTTAACTCCCTTTTTCTTATGAGAGTATTTTGACAAATCATTTATCGGGAAACCATCTTCATATACCCATATGAAACCACCAGCCGTTTTTGATATTCCAGTAATTACACTAGAAATCCTCGACCGTCTAACACCTGTCTTCTTGGACGCTTCTTGAACGCTCTTAAACTGAGATATGAAATTTCCGCTTAGATCACATTGAATAACTGACTTCATAGATTTCGATTCTGGCTTTTTGTATATTTTTGCTCCATGTTTCAAGTATTCATCCTCAAACATGAATTGTTTATCACGGCAAGTCCTATTTATTCCCTTGCAACATAACAATACATCAGAATCGTAAAAACCGTCAATTCGTTTTGCTTATCCGGCACTATCATATCTCTTTACGAATGTTCCATCCTTTTCCAAACAAACAACAGGTCTTGCATTCCACATCGAACCGCCATCTCCACCCTTCGTCATGTTGTACCCACTCGGTTTAAATGTATGATATTTCTCAATGTAGAATTTTTCCAATTCATTAACCGATTCTTTTGAATCGGCTTCATCCAAGAT